GTGAGGGTAACTATATGAGCACCAGGATTCGAGGAACCTCTACGGGTTCTGGAACAAATGACAACGACCAAGTCATCCTGCTGGACGACGCCGGCCCGTTTGATACGTTCCTTCTCATGTCGACCGCAGGAGCGATGGATGTTTTTGTGAGTCTGGACGGGACCAACTACACCACGGCCCCGCTGTCTCTCGCGGACCTCGGCGCGTCCGATACGATTCCAGTACTCGTCACTGTGGCAAATCGCATGTACGGTTTCCGCGGCAAGTACCGCAAGATCAAAATCCTCCAGAACGGCGCTACTGCCGTCGAGGACGCTGCCCTCTCCTACGGGGTGATGTAGGTAATCAGCAACAGCAACAAGCAGGGGTAACCCAACATGAGTAACAAGCTCCAAACCAGCGTCCACGGGCGCAAACTCGGTATCTCGAATGTCGGCAACCTTGTCGCGCAAGGACTGGCGATCACGTCGCCGTGCGCAGACGCATCGATCACGGTCGGTGACGAGAACACCAACGTCCGCGCGATCACCATCCAACTCAAGGACGCGAACGGCAAAGACCTCGCTGAGTCCGGCACCGTCTGGGCTGCGGTGTTCGCGGACTCCGGTCGCGCAGCGTTTGCGTCGACGGGCGGCTCGACCGGCATCGCGATCGGTACGGACGGCGCAGCACTGACGGTCGTCGCCAAAAAGTTGTTCCTGCTCACCAGCGAGACGGACGGCGACATCGATTTGACCTGGACCGATACTGGAACGGAAGCAGCGTACCTGGGCCTCCTGCTCCCGACCGGGCGCTGGGTCATGTCGAGTGCTCTGACCAACACCTGATGCGCCAAATCGCTGAAGGCGTGGCTCGGCCTGTTACCAAGAGCAAACCCTGGTCGAGGGACTTCGACCCTGACCTCGCGTCGGAGATCATCGACAGGATTGCTTCGGGTGAAAGCCTGGGCCAGATCGTCCGACTGCCGGGCATGCCCCGGCGGTCGGTCATCTTCCACTGGCTCGCAGTGGAAGAGGAGTTCGCCAAGGAGTGGCAGTGGGCCATGCAGGCCGGCGGACTCGCCAGGGGGGACGACGTGGCGGAGATCGCGGATCTTGCGCTGCGTGAACTGCGCCACAACGATTTCGACCCCAAGGCAGCGACGATCGCGATGAACGCGTCGACCTGGCTCGCGGAGCGGATGGCGCCTAACGTCTACAACGCGAAGAGCGTGGTCGAGTTGAGCGGCAAAGGCGGTGCCCCGCTGCAGATCACGTTCACTCCGACAGACGCGGACTTGTGCTGAAGCTAACACCCAAGCAGCAGCGCGCGACCGAGATCCTCGGGTCCGACGCGACGCACTGCATGCTGTTCGGTGGAGCCCGTAGCGGCAAGACGTTCACCCTGGTGCGCGCGGTCTGCGTGCGTGCGCTTGCCAAGGAAGAGACGAACCACGCGATCCTCCGGTTCAGGTTCAACCACGTCAAGGCTTCGATCGTGTACGGCACCCTGCCGGAGTTGATCAAGCTCGCGTGGCCCGGCCTGACATACGAACTGAACAAGGAAGACTGGTTCCTGACGTTCCCCAACGGCAGCCGCGTGTGGTTTGGCGGCCTGGATGATAAGGAGCGCACCGAGAAGATTCTCGGCAACCAGTACTCGACGGTGTACCTCAACGAGTGCTCGCAGATCCCGTGGGCGTCGAGGAACATCGCAGTCACTCGCCTCGCGGAGAACCGCGGCCTGCGCCCCAAGGCGTACTACGACGCGAACCCCCCGAGCGAGGCTCACTGGACGTACAAGGTCTTCGTCGAGAAGAGGGACCCGATCAGCGGCCAGCCCCTGGCGGACCCGCTGAACTACGCCGCGTACCAGATCAACCCGGCTGACAACGCTGACAACCTGACCCCGCAGTTCCTCCAGGAGTTGCAGGCGCTGCCCGAGCGCGAGAGGCGCCGGTTCTGGGAGGGCAGGTTCGGTGATGCGAGCGAGGGCGCCCTCTGGACGATCGAACTGATCGAGCAGCAGCGCACCGAGGAACTGCCGGAGATGCAGCGCATCGTGGTCGCCGTCGACCCCTCCGGTGCGTCGGGCCCGCAGGACACGCGGAGCGACGAGATCGGCATCGTGGTGATCGGGCTCGGTGTCGACTCCCGAGGTTACGTGCTGGAGGACCTGACCCTGAAGGCGGGGCCCGCGCAGTGGGCGTCGGTCGCCTGCGGCGCGTATGACCGCTGGAAGGCGGACAGGATCGTCGCGGAGGCGAACTTCGGCGGCTCGATGGTCGAGTACGCGATCAAAGCGCACAAGCCCGAAGTGCCGGTGCGCATGGTCAATGCGAGCCGCGGCAAGGTGGTCCGGGCCGAGCCGATCAGCGTCCTTTTTGAGCAGGACCGGGTCCGCGTCGCAGGCAAGTTCTCCTCCCTGGAGGACCAGATGCTGAGTATGACGACAGGTGGGTACACGGGCTCGGGCAGTCCTGACCGCCTCGACGCGATGGTCTGGGGTCTGACTGACGTGTTCCCTGCCGTGACAAGGAAACCAGACACGGGGGCGAAGGCGCCCGTCGTCAACATGGGTCGGCGCGGGGTCATCTCGGGCACGAGAACCTCGCACACGCCGCAGGTGCGGACAGGAAGGAGTTGGAGATGAGTGGAGTCAGCAAGCTGATGCGGCGTGTGATGATGCGTCAGAAACGCGGCCAGGGCGGCGGCATGCGCGGCCCCATGATCGGTGCCGGCGGTGAAGGTGGGGTGGCTGCCGGCGGCGCGTCGGCGCCAGTGGGTTCGATCGCAGGCGGTACGGAACAGAAGGCGAAGCGGTTCGGGCGCAACCGCAGCATCGTCAGCGGCAATACTCTCGGAGGTTGAGATGGGAAGCATCGGCAAGGCGGTAGGAAACGTCGGGGGCTCGATTGTCAAGGGCGTCAAGAAGATCGTCGACATCAACAAGAAGGTCTTCACTCCCTCGAAGTGGTTCAAGGACAACATGCCCGACCCGCCGAAGAACCCGCTGATGCCCGACTACGACCTGATCGAGAAGGAGCGCAAGCGGCGGCGCATGAACAAGATGGGCCGGACGGAGACGATCATGTCTTCGGGCTCGGACACCCTGGGGTAACCGATGGCAGACGTTAAGGTTCTCAAGTCACAGGGCGAGTACCTTTTCGGCAAGAAAAGGACGTTGGACGACCTGTGGCAGCAGATCGCGGACAACTTCTATCCCGAGCGCGCGTGGTTCACAGTGAGCCGCGACCCCGGAGAAGAGTTCGCCTCGCACCTGATGACGGGCTACCCCGTGATGGCGAGGCGCGATCTCGCAAACGCGATCGGGTCCATGCTCCGGCGGGACAAGTGGTTCCGTATCGTGGCTCGCGATGAGGACGAGCAAAAGAACCTCAACATCGAGTCCCAACGTTGGCTGGAGTGGGCGACGCAGCGCCAGTTCAAACTGATGCACGACCCGCAGACCATGTGGATCACCGCCGCCAAACAAGCCGACAATGACTTCGTCGCTTTCGGCCAGGCGGTCCTCAGCGTCGAGGTGTACCAGTACTCGCATCTCCTGTTCCGGTGCTGGCATCTGAAAGACTGCGCGTGGTCGACCAACGACCGCGGCAAGATCGACACGATGCACATCAAGTACAAGCTCCCGGCGCGCAACATCTGCGCCAAGTTCCGCGACGGCGCGCACCAAAAGTGCCGTGATCTCGTGTCCCAGGGCAAGGTCTTCGAGGAGATCGACGGCCAGTGGATCGTGACCCCCAACATGGAGAAGGGCGGCTACACCTCGGTCCACCTCGACTGCCGGCACGACCACATCATGGAGGAGAAAGACATCCCGATCTTCCCGTTCGTCGTGCCGCGCTGGCAGACGGTGTCCGAGTCCCAGTACGCGTACTCGCCTGCGGTCGTAGCAGGCCTGCCCGACGCACGACTTCTGCAGGCGATGACTCTGACTCTGCTCGAAGCAGGCGAGATGAGCGTCCGCCCGCCGATGCTGGCGGTGCAGGAGGCGATCAGGAGCGACGTTCAACTGGTCGCAGGCGGTATCACCTGGACCGACGCGCAGTACGACGAGCGTCTCGGCGAGGTGCTGCGGCCACTGGCGCAAGACCGGGGCGGGTTCCCCGCGGCGTTCCGTATCGAGGAGACCGTGCGTCTCGGGATCGCCGATGCCTTCTTCCTGAACAAGCTGAACCTCCCAATTACCGGGGACATGACCGCGTATGAAGTCCAGCAGCGTGTGCAGGAGTTCATCAGGAACACGCTTCCGCTGTTCCAGCCTTTGGAATACGAATACAACGCAGCCGTGTGCGAGCTTGTGTTCGAGATCCTGATGCGCTACCGGGCATTCGGCACTGAACTGCCGGAGCAACTGCAGGGCCGCGACATTGCATTCCGATTCGAGTCCCCGCTGCAGAACGCTACGGACAGGGAGAAGGTCGAGCAGTTCCGGGCCGCCATCGAGATGGTTCGCGCTTCGATCGAGGTCGACCCCAACGTGGTGCATGTACCGAAGTTTGACGTTGCACTGCGCGAGGCGATGCAGGGTCTCGGCGCTCCCGCTACCTGGCTGCGCACCGAGGAAGAAGCAGACGAGGCTATCGAGGCTTCGCAGCAACGGCAGCGCGAGATGGAAGACAACGCGCAGGCGATCGAAGCCATGAAGGCGATGCCGAAGCAGCAACCGCAGGGCATGCCGATGTGAAAAACGCGGGCCACAAGCGCAAGAGGAACCAAGGGGGAAATGACAAGTGGGGCAACCGAGGAAACTTCCGGGCCGTCTACGAGGGGAGGCACCGTGGCTCCCCTGGCAATGGGAAGACGACCTCCCCGGAGCGGTAGCCATCCAGGCTGTCGCCCTTGGGACTGCGGACGCAGACCAGCAGAAACGCGCGATTCAGACAATCGTAGAAGGCCTGTGCCAGACCTACGAGTTGTCGTTCAGTCCTGACAGCGAGCGCGACAGCGCGTTCGCCGAGGGGAAAAGGTTCGTCGGTTTGCAGATCGCGAAGCTGACGAAGCTCAACTACACCAAAGTGAAGAGGACAAATAATGGCTGAAGCCGCACTGGACAACCCGGTGGACGATACCCCGGCGGACCAGACTACCGGAACTATCGCCGACCAAGGTACTCCCCCAACCCAGGCGCCTGTCGCTCCGCTCGCCGCGGACCAGAATGCAGCGCCGCCGGACAACGTCACGCCTTTGTTCCCGGACGACTGGCGCGAGCAACTCGCCGAGGGCGACGACAAACTGCTCAAGGAACTGAAGCGGTTCACGTCCCCCAACATGCTGGTCAAGTCGTGGAAGGACGCGCGCACCAAGATCAGCAGCGGCCAGTACAAGATGGCCGCGCCGCCGGAAGGCGCGACCGAGGACCAGATCGCCGAGTGGCGCCAGCAGAACGGAATCCCCGAGTCCGCTGACAAGTACTCGACCGATATCGGCGAAGGCATGGTCCTCGGCGAGGACGACATGGCGATCGTCAAGGGTTTCCTCGAACACGCGCACGAGAAGAACCTCCCGCAGTCGAGCGTCACCGCCATGCTGGAGTGGTACTACAACTTCAACGACTCCCTGAAGAGCCAGGTCGTCGCACGAGACCACGAGTTCCGGGTCAACGCGACCGCGGAACTGAAGAACCAGTGGGGCGCCGAGTACGACATGAACCTGAACGCGATCCGCGCCCTCGTCCCCGAGGAGGTGTCGGATCTCCTGTTCAACGCTCGCACCGAGGACGGCGAAGTCCTTGGCAGCCACCCCAGGGTGCTGCAGTTCCTGGCGCAGACGGCGCGGGAGATGTACCCCGAGGCGACGGTGATCCCCGGCGGCGGGACCGGCAGCCTCGACAGCATCGAGACCGAGATCGCGGCCATCCGCAAGGACATCGCGAACCCGGCGAGCGGGTACTACAAGGACCAGGCGAAGCAGGATCGGTTCGCCCGTCTGTTGGAGGCGCGGGACAAGCTGTCCAGGCGTTAGCCTATTGACTTGAAGCGATCGATCGATTACATCTATCGCTGGTTTTCTCAGCTACAGCGACGCCCCTGGTCGTGCAGCGGGCCGGCCCCGGTAACGGATCACCCGGCCCTGTCACGAAAGGACTCCCCGACCTGCAGCGTTGTTACCTTCCCCATAAACAGGAGAGACAACGATGGCTGCAACAGCACCAGTCACTCAGTACCGCGAGGAATTTATCGCGGGTTTCGAAGCACGACAGAGCATTCTGCGAGACACCGTCACCACCGAGGCGGTGATCAAGGGCAACACGGCAACGTTCATGATCGCGGACTCCGGCGGCGCGACCACGGTTACCCGTGGCGTCAACGGCCTGATCCCGGCGCGAGCCGACTCGCTGACCCAGACGTCGGCGACCCTGACGGAAGAGCACGATCTGGTCCGCAAGACCGGGTTCAACATCTTCCAGTCGCAGGGTGACCAGCGGCGCATCATGCAGATGACCAGCATGGGCGTCCTGAACCGGAAGATCGATTCGCAGATCATCACGCAACTCAACACGGGTACCGTCACGCCTTCGGCAACCGCAGCCGTGATGACCGTGAGCCTGGCGATGCACGCGATCACGATCCTCGGCAACAACGAAGTCCCGTTCGACGGACAACTGTACGGTGTCCTGTCGCCGGCAGCACTCGGTTACCTGATGCAGACCCGCGAGTTTGCAGGCGCCGAGTACGTCCGCAAGGCGCCCTACGAGGGCCAGGCCCCGATGTGGGCTGACAGCGCAGGCTACTACGACTGGGCCGGCGTGAAGTGGATCGTCCACCCGAACGTCCCCGGCGTCGGCACCTCGGCTGAGAAGCTGTTCGTATTCCACCGTTCGGCGATTGGTCATGCGGCCAACACCGCTGGCATGGACATGGCTGTCGGCTACGACGACGAGCAGGACTACAGCTACGCCCGGTGCTCGCTGTACATGGGTGCGAAACTGCTGCAGAACAGCGGTATCGTCGTGATCAACCATGACGGTTCCGCCCTGGCAGCAGCGTAAGGAGGTAACTGATCATGGCATATAGCACCTCGAACCCTCCGGCACTGGTTGGTCAGACCATTGCCGGTAACGGGATCTGGCACTACTCCTCGACTGACGTGCATACGGACGTTGACGCTGCCGGTTACTTCACGAACGGTGAAGCTCTCGGCATGAAGGTCGGCGACGTGGTGTTCGTCATCGAGACCGACAACAGCTACGCGCAAACGACGCACTCGGTCACCGCCGTGTCCACGTCGGCCACTGTATCGGCAGCGACCTGATAGGAGGTCATCATGGCTACGACTCGTGTGCCTGATGTCGTCCTTCAGGGCATCGCCTCCGGCAAGGTTTCGATCTTCACCGGAACGGATGCGACGACCGTGGTTGATGACAGTGACTACTTCACCAACGGAGATGCAGGTGGCATGAAGGTGGGTGACGTACTGCTGTCGATCGAGACCGACAATAGCTATGACCAGAACACGCACAGCGTCACCGCTGTGACGGCTGGCGGCGCTGCGACGGTCTCGAGCGCGACCTGATCCACCACCTGGTGGTCTTCAAGGGGGACTTCGGTCCCCCTTTTTACATGAGGGAAAGAGTGATGCACGTTCTGCCAGAGCGTTTTATGACGACCGCGGAGTTCCGCCGCACCACGTATTCGGTGGTGACCGAGGGCGGCACGACAGTCGACGAGATCCTCCGCCCGGAGTACTGGTCGCATGTCGCGCGGAAGCTGAAACCCTACGACAAGATCGAAGTCCTTGCGGAGGAGGGGACCTTCTACCTGGAGCTACTCGTACTGCGCGTGCTGACTGGCGCAGTGGTCGTCAAATTGCTGAACCATGCCGAGCTTGAGTCTTCGCCTGCAGCAGGTGACGAGGACCCCGACATCGAGATCAAGTACAGCGGCCCGATCAAGAAGTACCGGGTCACCCGCAAGAGCGACGGCAAGGTACTCGCCGAGGGCGAAGAAGTCGCCACCCGGCAGATGGCCGAGCAGTTTGTCATTGAATACCGGAAGGCACTCGCGGCATGACTACCCAGTTGCAACTCTA